CTAGAGCCATTCAATAGTAACTTGTTCATCGTCGATATAAATCTTATTAATTAGTGATTTTAAATAAAGTTGCTTTTCTCTGAACTCTAAAGAGTTAAAATCAACTGTTGCTAAATCAGCTAAATTTTCTTGTATCTTTTTATTTTTCTTCAATTCTTCGTTAGCTTCTATTTGTGCTTCATAATAATTAATTTGAGCATCTATATCAGACATCATAGCATCAAGTTCTGAAACTTCGTAAGAACCGCTGATATATAAATCAAAAAGCCGCTTCTTTTTTGTGTGTTCTATTTTAAGTTTTTCATTTAAGCTATCTAATTCATCTTCTTTATCTACATTCCTAGAAGCGAAACTATAGTTATTCACGCGATCAATAATTAATTCCTCGAGTTTGTCAGCTCTCCAAATTTTATTTCCGCATTTTTCTAGTTCATGAGTATGTTTGTAAGTCTTGCAACTATAATATCTATAATGATATTTTTTTCCGCGGGATACAGTATCTTTTCTCCTATGAACAAACCCTAGTCCACATTTTCCGCACACTACCAAATTATTTAGCAACGATGCTGAATCTCTATTCATATTCGGATTCTTACCCATGCGAGAAAATATTTCTTGAACTCGATAAAATTGTTCCTCTGAAATAATAGGCTCATGAACACCTTTTGTATGCACTTTATCCGCATAAGATACATAGCCACAGTATAAATCATTAGTCAGCCAATTGTTGTAACTGCTATATGATTTCACTTTGAATCCTATTTTTTTTAGTCTCTTCTGTAAAGTTGTAATGCTTTTTTCTTCCTCAAAAATATCATAAATCATTTGTAATTGTTTTGCTTCTTCTTCATTAATATATAATTTAGTGTCTATAACGTCATAGCCAAATGTTCGTCCTTTGGCTGTTGTAAGAGGAAGCCCTGCTTCAATACGCTTAATTTTCCCCATAACCATGCGATCTCGTATTGTTTCGCGTTCTAATTGTGCGAACACGGACAATATACCAATCATTGCACGACCGAAAGGAGAACTTGTATCAAGCGTTTCAGATAAACTAACAAACTCTACATTGTTTTTTAAGAAGTATTCTTCAATAAGCGTTATCGTATCTCTTTGCGAGCGGGATAGTCTGTCTAATCGATATACGACTACAGCATCAATTTCATGTAATTTACTTAGCATTTCATTTAGTGCGGGACGATTCATATTTGAGCCGGAGTATCCGCCGTCAATGAAAATATCGTATACGTCCCAGTCCTTCGAGCGGCACAAGGCTGTTAGCTTTTCAGTTTGAGCTTGTATAGAGTAATTCTCTATTTGTTCTTGAGTAGATACGCGTATATAAATAGCTGCCTTCATTTCCGTTCTCCTTTCGCACATACGTTCTTTTTTTGGCGAAAAAAGGAGCAACCCTTTAAAGAGTTACTCCTTTTGTTGGACGTTAAGTCCTCCAGTTTTAAAAAATAAGTGGGCACCTGCGCCCCTCAGTAACTACATATTATCAAAGTCATATATAATTGTCAAAACTATCTATTTCATTGAGCTAATTCAGCAATTATTTCTTTTTTCTTAGAGAAGGGAATGACTTTAATATTATCATATTCAAGAAGATGAAGAATATCTGGTGTTATTTCTTTTTCTTGATCATTTATAAAGGCATAAAATTTAGATGGTCTATTCAAAACCTCAGCAGTGTTTTTAACATCAGCTGTTAAAGCCTTTGCGTACATTTCGTTATTGGGAACATTCAAAGTTTTAATTAACTTATCTGGAATATTTTTAATACCGGGTATTGAAAATTCAAACTTATGGGTCATTCCAGAGTTTCCAACAAAATTAGCATTTTGAAAAGCTCTTATATTATTTTTTTCCAAGAACTTGGCAACATCTTCAAAAAAGATACCTTTCACTGTCTTTTTCCCTAGCATAAACATGTCATTTGTAAAAAGCATTGCCTGTAATAACCTATGTTTATGATGAGGAAAATCTTTGACATTTGTTTTGATGGAGAGATCTGAATCTTTTAAATTAACGCCATAAGAGTTTAAATGTTTTTTCAATAACTCTGTCTTTTTAGGTGAAGCAATAATATCTACCCCTGACGATTCTAAGTCGTCTAAAACATAACCGCCATCTGTTAAGACGATATTATTATTACTGTCAATAAGAGCATATAAAATAAGGCTATCATTATGCCTATCAAAAAATGGTGTATCAATTCTTATTACGCCAGAGTTAATATCCTTATAAGCGAATTTTTTAACTATCCAATTATTATATATAGTTTTTAAGTCTTCGCTCCCTAGCATAATACCACCTCAATTCAATTTACTTAATATTATTATACACTAAAAACTGCTCTAATGCTGTGAAAATAGAGTACAAATCATTAATTTCAGAAGGAAGCGGATAGGCATAAGCATCTTTAGGGTAATCGGAGTTTTTGTATATATGGATATGGTTTTGTTGTACTATTGTATTGTCTGGGTTTCTATGAGTGCCATTGTTTATATCTATTCTAATTAAATGCTCATTGTTATTAACGAATCTTAGATGTATGCTAAATCTTTGCGAATCATACGGGTGTCTATATCTATGTAATTTATATTCAATGTCATCATAAACGCCTAGAGTTATCGTATCGTCTTTAATTTTCCCAAATTCAGGCATTTCTACTGGTATTTCTTGCTTGAGTATTTTTATAGACTTTATTAACTGTTGAACTTCATTGTCATCTAAATAGTTTAAATCATATTGCAATTCCTTCAATCCCTCTTTTTCCATAGCGCTCACTCCAATATTTTTCGGTAAAAAGAAAAGCCCGGAGGCTCTCTTTATTTTACATATTTTACAAATCTTTCGAGCTTCACTATATCTTTTGATGTAATGTTTAATTCTGTTACTAAATCAATATCTTTTGTTTTATTGTAAAAGTAAAAAATTGCTTTTGATTTATTTTCAATTTGCGTTGAAGTACTGTTTGTTTTACCGCTACTTCCCGCTAACGCTCCTACTACCGTTCCTGCTCCTCCACCAACTATTCCTCCAACCACTCCGCCAGCTATAGTTTTCCCAGCTTTACTATTAGTTTTAGTGCGAGTGTTGTAGGTCGCGCCTAACCACTTGTAATCAACAAAATAAAATTCATCGTCTGTAACAAGACCGTTTTTTGATAAAAATATTATTTTGTTTGAAGGGATTAATTGAATCATGTTGTAAGTTGTTCCAGCTGCGCTTTTAATTTGAAAACCTAAATCTTGTTGAGCTAAACCAAAGTTCAGTTTAATATGAGGCGAATCTTCAGGAATTGTTTTTGTACTAAACTTTATGTATGTGCCTTTTTTCCTCTTTATTCTTAAAGCGAGCCAAATGAATAGGGCAGCAAATGCAAATTCAACTAATGCCATGCCTGGTAATTGTGATACAGCTAAAATAATAATACCGGTAAAAATAAACAAACCAGCTAGTGCAAATAAAGCTATCATCCCGTTATCTCCCTTTTTTATGTACCCAACCCGCGGCCGCGAACTGGTTACATAGTTATATTTTATTCAAAAGCCTTGCGACATCTTCTAACTTTTCGCTTTGACTTAATCTACTATCAATAACTATGAAAACTTCCTTTTTTAAAGTGAATGAACAAGAAGTAAATTCGTGTTCTAGTATCACTACATCATGTTGCATGTTCAGTTCATCTAGTTTTTTCATGTATTTATACCCCGTTGTTTTTATTGCAACGTTGCACTTATATTATACATAATTTTCGTGGAATATATCACGTTTTCACACAATGTTAATAATTAACTTCAATAACAAGTAATTAAGTTACAAGTCAAGTGATTTGAGAGTAAAAAAATTACATGTTACTTCTTTTTTTGTTGTTCGTAATATTCTATAAATGTTTTGACCGCTTTAACAGCCTCTTCGTCATCCATGACACGTGCAGCAACTGCTTTAAAATCTGGATTTTCCTCTACGAACTTTGCCACGTCAGTATCTTTTTTTGCTGCAATATCTGTGATGTCTATTTCCTCTTCATTAGCATATTCTTTTCTTTTTTCTTCTATATAAGCAAGAATTTCCTTTATTTCCTCTTCTGTTGCGTTTGAATCGATGTGAGCGGCGATTGTGTCGATAAAACCGTTATTACTTCTACCTAGCAAATAATCAGTTGAAACTCCAAAAATATTCGCCAATTTAACTATCGTTTCCATGTCTGGCTCATTTCTACCATTTTCAATATGCGAGTAAGCTCCTCTGGAAATTCCTAATATTTTTGAAATATCTTCTTGCGTTTTATTATTATTTTTTCTTAATTGTTTAAGTCTGTTGCCAAACATTTTTCACACCGCCTTTAAAAAAATATTAACATGAATTAGATACTAAAGGTATCTTTTTGAGTAAAAATATACAAAATGTATCTAAAAGACTTGACGATACAAAAAGTATCATGTATATTATATGTATCAGATACAAAATGTATCGAAAAGAGGTGATTAAAAGTGAGATTATCTTTTAAAGAAAAAAGAAATAAAGCTGGCTTGACTCAAAAGGAGTTAGGGATTGCTGTGGGGTTGGCGGAAATCTCTATAAGAAAGCTTGAGAATGGAGAGAGAGATCCAAGTATAAATACAGCGGTGAAAATTTCAAAAGCTTTAAATTCTAATATGGAAGAAATTTTTCCAGATATTTTTTTGGATATTAATGATACAAAATGTATCTTAATTAAAAATTAACAAGAATAGGAGGCTAGAAAATGAAAAATCGTTTAGAAGATATTGTAAATAAAGAGCAATTCATTACATCCCAAATCGGAAAAAAGAAACTTGATGATGTAATGAATGCGCTTGAGGAATTGGAGAATGAGTATGAGCTAGTACCCTGTCAAATTGAGGATATAGCTAAACATTATCGATTGGTAAAACTACTTCCATTTCCTTAACTGACAATTCAAAAATAGGTTTTTGATATTCAACTGCATATTTTCTGAAATTATAGTTGACTTCCCCAACAGTGTTGGCGGCAACATATATTTGCTCAATCAGATCGTTTGCTACTTCCGTTTGACAGAACGGACAAGTAATATGAGATGACTTTACATTCAGGTTTAACGGAAAATTATTTTCACATTGTATGCATTTTAAACTAGCAATTGTTGTTTTCATATTATCACCTCCAATCAAACTAATTATAGCAGATTGGAGAGTAACCAAAAATAGGAGGCTAGAAAATGAAAAAAATTGCATTTACAAACTCTTTCCTAACTAAGAGAAATAGAAAAGAGTCAGTACTCACCATTGAATTAAGTATAACTGGCGAAGATTTTAGCGATTTAAGTATTTTGCCGGAACTTTATTCAGAAATTAATTCATTAGCTAGTAGATTATCGGAAAAAACTAACGGCGATTTGGGCAAAAGAAAATAGGAGGGTAGAAAATGAACATAAGATATTTGAGTAAGAAAAGAAGTGAAGAAAAAGATTTGATTTTTAAAACCAAAAACATACTACCAGAAAACTTGAAATCGTTAAATATTGAGATGCAAGGAGATAGAAATTGTTGTAGTGGACTATTAGAAATTAATGGAAAGCAATTAGGAAAAGGAATTACAGCAGTGAAGTTAGATTTAAAAGCAGGATCGTTGCCAATTGTGCAAGTCAAATATCATCCATTCACAATCAGCGAAGAAATGCGAAGACTGCTTTGGTCTGGAAAATACTAAAAATCATATTGGAGAGTAAACGAAATGGGAGGCTAGAAAATGAGTAACGAAGAGTTAACTTTGTCAATCAAAACTAGTCAAAGAGAAGATGGGTCTGCATATAATGCCATTCAACTTGGTGACTGGAAAGTAGGACGATTTGTAACAGGTGTTCATTTAGAAATACTAGGCGGTAAACGACCAAAGTTAATTATTGAATGCTATCCAGAAAGAATAGATGTGGATGGTTTAGAAGTAGAGGCTTTTTTAAAACAAATAGAGGAGGAAGAAAAATGAATAACATCAAACAAGCAATTATTAAATTAGAAACAATTTTAGAAAATGGTAATGAAAAAGAGAATAGATTATTCGTTAAGTACAACACTATAAAAAACATTTTAGATTTACTTGAAAAAGATCAAGAGCTAAAAATTATCAAAATGGAAGTAGAGCTGAATGGAGTAGAGGATTCCATAGAAAACGCTACTTTGTTAGGAACGAGATTAAGTGAAGCCAACTCTTTGGCTGAAGACTTGGCTAACACTATAAACTCGTTAGAAATTAAGGTGAAGTGAAGCTTTTCCAAAAAGAATAGGAGGTTAAAAAATGAAGGACTTTGAAATGATGGAAGCAATTAAACAAAAACGGCTTGAATGTAAATTAGTAATTTTGGAAAATTTTGAATCGAGTTTTAAAGAAGCCCTCAATAAGGGAGATTCCGCCATGGTGTCGGCTTTAGCGGAATCATTGAAAACAGTTATTAAATAGTGAACTCAATGTAAAGGACATCATTTGAGTTCATTAGAAAAACTTTCGATAAATCGTTTTCTAACTCGTTTGCACCCTTATAAATGATTTTGTAAGTTTTATCGGCTTCTAAATAAAAATCATTTAAATCAAAACTTTTGTTATCTGGAAAAGATGTAATGCTTATAACGCTCATTAGAGCAATGGGCTGGTCATCAGAGATACCTTTGAACATTATATCCATGCGATTTTTCACAAATTCCACCTCCCTTCACAAAAACTATAGCACTGTGAAAGGGCGAACAGAAAGGAGAACAAAATGTCAAATTTACAAATCTTCAACTTTGAAGGAAATGAAGTAAGAACAGTATTTATTGAAAACGAGCCTCATTTTATCGGCAAAGACGTGGCAAAAGTATTGGGATATTCAAATAGCCGCGATGCATTAAAACGCCATGTTTTCCTTAAAAACAAGGGGGTCGTGAAACACGACTCCCTTGGAGGAAGCCAGAATTTAACCGCTATAAATGAAGCGGGTCTATATCAGTTGATTTTTAAATCAAAACTAGAATCTGCTGAAAGATTTCAAGACTGGGTTACTTCGGAAGTATTGCCATCTGTTCGTAAGCATGGAGCTTACATGACAAATGACACAATCGAAAAAGCAATCACTGACCCTGATTTTCTAATCAAACTAGCGACAAATTTAAAAGAAGAAAAAACGAAGCGGATAGAAGCGGAACAAAGGTTAGAAATACAAAAGCCGAAAGTGATGTTTGCGGAAGCTGTAAGCGATGCAAGAGGAACCATTTTAATAAGAGATTTAGCTAAGCTAATCCAACAAAACGGCATCGATATTGGGGAGAAAAGACTATTTGAATGGATGCGCCAAAGAGGATATCTCATTTCGAGAAAAGGCACGGATTACAATCGGCCTACGCAAAAAAGTATGGAACTGGGACTGTTTAAGATTAAAGAAACAGCGATTATAAGGTCAAGCGGAGCGCAAACAGCAATTACAGCAAAAGTTACAGGCAAAGGACAACTTTACTTTGTAAATAAGTTCTTAGAACAATCATTAAAAACAATTTAAGCGCCGCTACCACACGACGCTTACAGACAACTTACAGTCACTGGGGAGCGACTAACAATAGTATATAACGATAAGTTGTTAATTAGTCGCTGAAAAAATAACAAAAAAGGATTGAGATATTATGTTTCAAAAATCAACATATGCACAAAATGCGATGCAAGTTTTAGCAGAAACTCGCACACAAAAAGAGCTAGCAATAGACAGCTATGTAACACCAGCTCTAATAAGCAATCAAACAAAAGGGAAACGAACGGTTTCACTTGAACAAGCGGAACAGTTAATTGATAAATATAACGAACCGCAAAGCACCTATTTATTCGCACATGAATTTAGTAACGGAATGATACCGCCGCTTTTAGACGGACTAGACGGGCATCACATGACGTTAACGGCTTGTTTCGAAGCAGAAGTAACAGAATCAATAAAAGCGCTAAAACAAGGCTTAGAAGCTATGTCATTCACTTTGAAAAGAGGTGATGTGAATCAGCGAGAAGCAGCAAAAAAAGCGATTTCGGAGATAACAGACGTTATAGCAGCGGGATTAACGCTAAATACAAGCATCGCAAAAACTTTCAATATCGACTTGCAACAAGTATTAACTAAACGTGATCAATATTATAAGAAATCTGGATTAGTAAGGAGTTGTGAAAAATGAACAAAGTACTTGTATCAGCTAACTACGAGGGTTATGAATCAAAAAATATTAATTTCGCGGAATTAAATAATATCGTTAAAGGCCGATTTGAAAATATGGACCAAAAAGAACGAAAAAAAAGAGCAGATAAATTTAATCAAAAATTTGAAGTGACTAAAAATTTAGTAGATGGCCATTTACGTGAAATTATTGTGCCAAGGCGTGCACTATGAAAAATCAAATGTTATACAGCATCTTAGTCATAATAGCAGCGGCATTAGCATTAATAAATTTATGTAATTTGATTTTAATTCTAATTTTAGTATAGGGGGCAATAAAGATGGCAGAGAGAATTTTTCAGAAGCAAACGATTTTCGGTAATAGCGAGATTTTCATAGACGACAGAACAAAAATGATTGCTAATCCGACTTTCAGACAGAAGATAGCACTAATTGAAACAGGTTGCGAAAAAATGACAGACTATATCGAAGAGCTGAAGCTTAAAGGCTATGAGGAGGTCTCGCGCTGATGGATTTATTTATTATATTGTTTTTCGTGTCGCTAATGTCAATGATAACAGGCTACTGGCTGAGAGGAAGTGATAAACGTGGTTGAAAATCCGATGGTTGTTGATGCTTGTTGGTCCAGTTTTGAAAGGATAAGCCAAATTTGGCATAACGAATATTTAGAGGAATTAGAGCGTACTAATGAAGAAGAGGCGGAAAACGAAGAATAAAAAAGACCCACATAGCAGTGTGGGTCGAGGATTTGAGATATTACCTTAAAGAAATTATACCTTAAATCCAAAAATTAAGCAATGGAGGTATAACATGGATAATTTTAAAACGATTCATTATGGCTTTAAAGTCGTGATACATGATTATGACGATGAATTAACACCGCTTTATAACTTACTAAAGAAGCAATCAACTAACTTAGAAGGATCTAAACTATTTGATGAATTAATTGATATACATGAAAAGCTAGCTAAAAAAATCGAGCAGAGAGAAGGAATAAAGGCATGAAATTATACGAATTGACTCAAGCATATAATCAAGTATTAGAAATGGCGGAGGACTTAGACGCAGAAACGCTACAAGATACTTTAGACAGCATCAGAGAGCCGATAGAAGAAAAGGCGGAAAACATTATAAAAATGGTAAAAAGTATTGATGCTGAGACCGATGGATTAGCTAAAGAAGTAGAGAGGTTAACGAAGCGTAAAAAAGCGCTAGAAGCAAAAGCAAAAAATATGAAAGAGTATTTAGAAAGCGAAATGTTAAAAGTGGATATCCGTAAAATTAAAAGCCCCTTATTTACAATCAGCATTCAAAAGAACCCTCCTAGCTTGCGTTTAGAGGACGAAGAAAAGTTATTCATGTTTTTAGTCGAACAACCCAAAAAATTGGATAAAAAAGCTATTACAAGCGCTCTGAAAGAGGGCAGAGAAGTACCAGGGGCTGAGTTAGTACAAACTGAATCATTGAGAGTGAGGTAGGAATATGAAAACGAGCGAGTCAATTATTGAGATAAGTAAAGCATTATCTAAATTTCAAGAGCAAGCCGAACAACCTGCTAAATCAGCGGATAATCCATTTTTTAAAAGCAAATATGTACCTTTAGAGAGCGTAATTAGCGCAGTAAAAAAACATGCTCCCAAATTAGGATTATCTTATATCCAAATTCCGTTAACGGAAGAAAATAAAGTGGGTGTAAAAACGATTTTAATGCACGCTAGTGGTGAATTTGTTGAGTTCGACCCGTTTATGTTGCCTCTTGATAAAAACACAGCACAAGGAGCCGGAAGCGCTCTGACATACGCACGCAGATACACACTATCCGCCGCTTTTGGGATTGCAAGTGATGAAGATGACGACGGTAACAGCGCAAGTGGAAATACAAAGCCAAGTAATAAAAATCAAGCTAAACCGCAAACGCAAAACAATAATTTAGCGTCAGATGCACAGAGAAAGGCTATATTTGCAAAGGCTAAAGTTGTCGGAGAACCATTCGGACATGATGCTAAATTTGTTTTAGAGAGCTATAAAGTGACTGATACTAAATCAATGAGTAAAAGTGAAGCTTCAGCACTGATCAAGAGATTAGAAACAGAGATAGAAGCGCAAAAACAAGTTGAGTAGGAGGAAATAAGCTATGTCACTTGGGTGGATTAAACTGCATAGGGATTTAAAAGAAAAGCCAATTTGGAAAAGCTCTACACCCGAGCAAAAAACCATCCTTGTGACTTTGTTAATGATGGCAAATCACAAGGAAAATGAGTGGGAATGGAGAGGGAAACCTTTCAAAGCAAAACCGGGTGAATTCGTCACAAGTATCAAATCAATTACAGAAGAATGCGGAAAAGGTATCTCATCGCAAAATGTCAGAACAGCGTTAAAAAGATTTGAAAATTACGGATTTCTAACAAAGGAATCAACGAAGGTTAGCACCCTTATAAACGTAGTTAATTGGGGAGTTTATCAAGAGTTAGAAAATAAAACTAACACAGTTACTAACAAACAGCTAACAAACGACTCACAAACAGCTAACAAACAGCTAACAACTAACAAGAATGTAAGAACTAAAGAATGTAATAAAGATAACAACAACAACAACAACAGCGATTTAAATTTCAAGGATTTTTGGGAACAAAACGGATTCGGAATGATGCTTCCAGTTGAACTAGAAAAACTGCTTGCTTGGGTAGATGATTTTGCAGGTAATCGAGAAATTGTCATGAAGGCTTTAGAAGTTACATCAGAACAAGGAGCAAACAAACGAAATTACGCTTACGTTAATAAAATTCTCAAGAACTGGGAAAGCAGAGGATTTAAAACAATAGTTGATGTTGATGCAGCGGAAAAACAACGACAGATAGAGCTAGAGCAAAGATATAACAAGCCGTTCAACAAATACAACAAGCCAGTTAAACAAGAAATATTGCCAGAGTGGTTCGACAAAGACCAGCAAGAAGCGCCTAAAAAGCCAGAGATGTCGGAAGAAGAAAAAGAAGCGATGGAAAGGCAAGTGGCGGAAATTAAAGCACAGTTAGCGGCTAGGAAGGAGTAAAAAATGGCAGTTAGTTATCAAGCTACAATCAAAAACCCGTTTGATTCATTAGAAGGAATTCGAATTGCTAGACAAAGTATAGTATCAAGACTCGAAAATCTCAATGTAGAAGACAGCTCAGATAGTATTGCAATAGATTATTATGAGCAAGAATTATTTGCGCTTGACATGTTCGCGGGAGATTTTGTGTTTAAGCATTAAGAGTTGATTAGAAAGGATGTTTCTCTTGGGAAAATATTACTGGCACGTGTCAAGGCTTGGCGGAAAGCCGTCGGAAATTCGACACTATAATCACATTACAAAAATGTATAGATTTATTTTGCGAAATCCTGCTATGTTCAAAGACAAAACTTTAACGATTTATGATGACGCAAAACCAGTTACAAACATAAAATTTAACGAAATTAGGTATAGAGCTAGTCTGAATTTATGTGAGACGGTAGAAAGAAGATATGTGTTGTCACTTACTCAAAGGCTTACGGAGGAACAGAAGGAGGTGCAAAAATAGTGAAGGCTCTTAAAATACTTGAATTATTCGGTGGTATAGGCGCTCCACGAAAAGCGCTAATAAATCTAGGCATTGAACATAAATCGATTGATTACGTTGAGATTGACGAAAAAGCAGTACGCGCCTACAACGCTTTATATGATAAAACGATTCAACCGCAGTCAGTTGTGGGTTACAACTTACGCCCAGACCTTTTGATTCATGGTTCGCCTTGTCAAGATTTCTCTCGTGCTGGGCATCGTTGGGGCGGTGGTAGTGAAGATAAAACGCGCAGTTCACTATTATTCGAAACGCTTAAAATAATTCAAAATATGGGCGCGTGGAAGCCTCGCGTAGTCTTGTGGGAAAACGTTAAGGGCGTGCTTGACCGCGATATGATTCACGCATTTAAAGATTATTTGGCGCAAATGGAAGCGATGGGCTACACGAATAGTTACGAAGTGTTGAATCCAATGGATTTTGGGATACCGCAAAAGCGAGAACGCATTTACACTGTATCGGTTTTAAGTGGTCCACAATTTGATTTTTCAAAGTTAAAGAAAGAGCCAATGCGCCCAATAAACGAATTTCTAGAGACTGATGTTGATGATATTTACACAATAAAAATACCCAGTATGCTAACCAAAATTGAAGACCTGAACATGCAGCGGAAAAACGCAAAGTATAATCGTTTTCTGGATGTCATAGAAACGCACTGCTGGACGATTTCAACGCGACAAGATCGGTGTCCAAATGCAGGTATCGTGAAGCTTGATGAGAATCTATACAGGTACTTAACCGAGTTTGAAGTTTCGAGGTTAATGGGATTTTCAGATGAAGATCATGCGAAGCTACTTGCAGAATATCCGACACGACCGGGCAAAAAGAATGCAACTTTGTACAAATTATACGGAAATAGCATCGTGGTAGATGTATTAATGGCTATTTACAAAACGCTGTTTGAAATGGGGATATTGAATTTGAAGGAGGAGAGAGCATGAGATTTAGAGAAGGTGACAGAGTAGAACTCATTTTAAGAAGCGAAAAGCGCGTTGGGACAGTAGAAGAAGTTTATAACGACACGCAAAAGTGCAAAGTGCAGATTGACGGATTTCCGGTGACAGTTACGAAGCTACAAAAGTATCTAGTGAAAGTGGAAGGGGCGGAGCTAGTATTACCGCAATTTGCCGATGACTGGATAAAACACTGTAAACAAAGAGAATACGATTTAGCTTGTTTGTTAGACTATGAAGATTCTGATATGTCTGCTGAAATGTACGAATGGTTAATTTCATCAGCTGATAATCAAGAACTACTCGCCCGCGCTTGGCTTGACGGCTACGAAGTCGAGAAAGAACCGCTTTATTATGTGCGATTGCCGTATTTTGGTTATGTGGCAAACAGAATGGACTATACTTTGTCACAATCAAAAACAGATGCAGTTATGTTGACCGAATCGAAGATAAAAAGAATGGACGAACGTTATTGGAAGTTTGCTGTTCTTGTTGAGGAAGCGGAGGGTGAAGACAATGAGTAAATACTTCGAATACACACGAGAAGAAAACGAATATTATGCGCTAATTAAAGCAGAAAGCAAAAAACGAGCTGATTTTATTTATTGGCGTGATGTTGTTAAGCACGAAGAAGAATTTGCAAGAACTGGACTAATGACAGAATTCATTACTACAGAATTAACAGAGCAAAAAGCACTGAAACTCTTCATGTCATCCTTGCAAGAATATGAAACAGAGGAAGAAATAAAACAAGGGTTTTATGAAACTGCCAATGAAACGATTTTACTAATTGATGCTGATTTAATTTGAATTGGAGGGACGACAACATGAGAGAAGTAATCCTTTTAAGAAGAGAAGAATATTACGAAGAAGAAATAGATAAAATGGTGAATGCGTTGAAGAAGGAGGATGACGAATGAAATTAAAAATCAATGACGATTACGTAATAAGAAATAGTCAATTTCAATACATCTTATCCAAGCAAAATGGCGTAGACAAAAACGGAACAGAAATTTTCAAAGATGTTGGTTACTATCCAACTATAGATAAAGCTTTACAGGCATTTGTTGACTATCAAATTAAAACGTCTGAGATAAACAGCTTTGAAGAATTAGCAAGTGAATTAAATGCTATCAGAGAATTGCTAGTTGATATTGCTAGTAAATTAGAAATTACAATTCCATCAACGGAGGAAGAAAAATGAAAAATATAACACAAGAATATGTGGAAGGCGTCAAAGATCATAAAGGATTTACTGTGATTAAAGCGCCAGTGGTTTCAGAGGCTGTGGCGAATTGGTTTGAGCGGAATAAAGAGGCGCTAGAATACCGCATAGGAAAATACATTTATGATTTCAATATACATGCACAAGAGAGCGACGCTTTTTATAGATTTATGAACAATGTAATAGGAAAACCACTAGAAACACTAATATCTATGCAATACGGCTATTATGTGCAGAAAGAGGTAAGCGAATGACTAGCACAATAAAAATATCTGAAAAAGATAAAGTGTTTCAGATTGCGACGGAAGCTGGGTGGGTTGAACGGACTGGAATGCAAGTGACGATTGACGGAATAGACTTTGCAATTTATCCGTTCCATGCAGAAAACAATATTTTTATACAAGTTAGTGAAGTAGATAGTGGTGGAGTATTAATAAATTTCCCAGCCGATTTTATAGACGTTTTTGTTTTAGACACTCGAGATAAAGCAATCGAATATTATAAAGATAATGTGATTCCTTTAGTTCAGAAAAAAATCGAAGCAAATGGATTAGACAAATTTAGAAAAGAAGTTGAAAAAACAAAAAAATATATGGTTGAAACCTACGGAGAACGACCGGAAATTAAAGATTTTGAGGAGGATGACGAATGAGTATTAATAACTGGTGTATCAATTGCGGTGAATGGTTAGAACCAAATCATAAATGTGAATCCAAAATCAAAGAGGAAGAAAGAGAGGGAAAGCTAATGATACCACCATTCAGAGTCGCAGAGGACGAATTTATAGCTATTTCTACAGCAGAAGAACTTTTAGATTATATCAAACATGCGGAAGAACTTATAAGTATAGTAAGAGAATCAAGAAGCAAAGCCTACAAAGAATTAGCAAATCGAGGCTTACGACCAATAGATAGGAGTATGGAATAATGATGAACCGTGTAGTACTTGTAGGACGATTAACAAAAGACCCAGATTTACGTTACACTCCGGCAGGCGCGGCTGTTGCGACTTTTACATTAGCAGTAAATCGCCCATTTAAAAATGCACAAGGAGAACAAGAAGCCGATTTTATTCAATGCGTTGTTTGGCGTAAACCAGCAGAAAACGTTGCTAATTTCCTTAAGAAGGGAAGCATGGCAGGCGTTGATGGACGTGTTCAAACTCGTAATTATGAGGATAGCGACGGTAAACGTGTTTTCGTTACTGAGGTAGTTGCTGAATCAGTTCAATTCTTAGAACCTAAAAATAACAACGTAGAAGGTGCTACATCGAATAATTACCAAAACAAGGCTAATTATTCAAATAACAATCAAACAAGCTCATATCGAGCGGATACGAGTCAGAAGAGCGATTCATTTGCAAGTGAAGGTAAGCCGATTGATATTAATGAAGATGATTTGCCATTTTGAGCATTTAATTTTATAACGGGGAGCGATGAAAATGAGCAGAAAGGAATTAAGAAAAAAGCAATGGGAAGTTATTACGATGATTGAAAAAAGCAAGACTCTCACAGATAGAAAAAATTTAATTAAAAAGCTAGAAACACTAGAAGCGAGAGGAGATAAAGAGAAAGGTTTAGCTACACCAACACAGTTACTTTCGATATTTACAGTCACTGAATATCGACGATTGAGTAAAAAGCTTACTGATACGGAAATAGCGGAAGATATGGGCATAAGCAGGAGCGCACTAATAGAATTCAAAAGAAAGAATGGCTTGTCTATACGTCAAAAGGTGGCAACATGACAATTAAAGAGAGGAAACAACTAATAGACGTGATCGCTAATTATACAAATCATACAGTCGAATACCTAAATAAATTATCTGACAAGGAGTTAGAAGTTATTTATGAAACAAGAGTTATCGAAGACTACCACAACTAGCAACAAAATTATAATTCCGTTGCCATTAACTGATTTAAACACTTATATAAACAAAGAGAGAGGGCACAGACAAGCCGCTGCTAAAGTGAAAAAACAAATGACCTATATTTGCGCTTGTTATGTTAAAAGAGCTATGAGCCACGGTGTGACCTTCTCTACACCGTGCCGAATTAAATTCACCTGGATTATTCCCAACAAGAAAAAAGACCCAGACAATATTGCATTTGCTAAAAAGTTTATTTTCGACGGCATGATGGAAGCAGGATTTTTAGAGAATGACAACTTAAATTATATCGAGGGCTTTTCTGATTACTTCATAGTCGATAAAGACGAAGAAAGCCGAGTGATTGTGGAGGTGGAATATGATTAACAAAATCGGAGTAACCGTTATAAGTATTGCTTTTTGGGCTTTCTGGATCCTGCTTTCTGTATTTATGCTAGGCGCGCTGATAAAAGGCGTGTTATGGATTTTGGGAAATATATTTTAGGAGGATGAAAATGCAAATTGAAAAATTAAATGTAGTTACCAGAGAAGCGATTTGTAACGGCGAAAACATAGAAATCGCTAAATACAATATTGAATTAGAAGCAATTAGCGAAGAATCTTTTATTGATACAGCTGAAAAGGTTGAGAAAATAAGGGAGTTTATCGAAAATTTATAAAGTGATGGGGGCGACTTTATGGGACAACTATTCAATCTACCACAAGTTGAAGATATTAACTACATCCAGACAGTCAGAGCAGTAAGACAGTTCTTTAAAGACTATTTAACGCTTCGGTTAATGGCTGGTGATCGTAAATTTCCAAATATGACGACTATGTACAAGATTACGCCACCGAATTTCAGTAATGAATTTCATTCAAAAGTAGAAGATGCTGCAATTCATAATGTCGATAACGTTCATGCAGCACAAGAAGCGGTTAAAAAATACGATGCTATTATGAATCAACTTGAGCACATTCATAGAAAGATACTGTTTGAGAAGTTCATTCATAACTTACAAGATAGAACTATTATGCTTGATATTCCTTATGAAGAGAGACAGTACAAAAGAGAGAAACGGAAGGCTGTTATTGAACTGGCGACAACACTTGGGATTGAAGTGTTAAATTGAAAATGGCACTTTTTTGGCACTTTTTGAGTAAAAAAAGGTGATAAAATGTTATTAGTGAGAAGTGAAGATGATTACAAAAATAAATCTTATATTGAGTCTGCACTCCACTTCTCATTTATAAAAAATACTCGTGGCGGAACAGGTAGACGAAGCACAGGATAGAACTAATGTGGCTAAGAAACGTATGTCTTAGCTTAAAACTCCTGTAAAACAAATTAATTAGTTCATGCAAGGTGCAAATCCTTGCCGAGTATATTATAAAAAACGAACAAGGAGGGAATCACATGTTAAATCATTACATTACTAAATATGCAAATGAAGATGGGCGACGTTTTGCTGTATCATGGATTCAATTGAATTTGTTTGGAAAATGTTATTGCTTCAACATAAAACAGATTATAATTTAAAAATATTAGCTCCGAATTATTCGGGGCTTTTTTGATACATAAAAATAAGGAGTTGATTTATATGTCATTAACAGAAAATGACATTGATTATATTGCGACAGTTCGCAACGTAAAACAGTTTTTTTAAAGAATTTCAACAATTAAGAGTTGTTTCGGGATTATCCGCAAAAATAAGATTGAGAAATGACGGATATCTAGAAGAACCAAATTTTAGGTCGTTTCATTTAAATAGCCAAATCAGGCACGGGAAACAAGTTATTATAGGCGCGCAAGGATTAGTGAACGGATTTACCGAAGTGCTTAACGGCATGGATGAATTACAGAGATTGATTCTGATTAGATGCTACATAGATGGAAAGCGAGATATGGCAATAGCATTAGAAACGAATTATGGGATAGCGCAGTATAAAAGAATAAAAAGAAAATCTGTTATAGAGTTAGCAACTCGCGTTGGGGTTGTTGTAAAGAAACAATTTGATGAAGTAAGCTAGGCGGAAGCATTTTAATGAATTAAAGGGAGTGTGGTGATATGTAGTGAAAATAACCGAAAAACAAAAGCGATTTGCGGATGAATATATAAAATGCGGCAACGCTACAGAAGCCGCGCGACTTGCTGGATATAGCTCTAAAACAGCTAACCGTATAGCTACGGAAAACTTGTCAAAACTTGTCATAAAAGATTATATAGACAAGGTTTTGAGTGAATTGGAAGAAAAGCGAGTTATGGGCTATACAGAAGCTATGCAGTTGTTCACTGAAATAGCTCGTGGGGAAATGGAAGAAGAAGTAATTGTTTCAAATGCAGATGGCTTTTCTGTCGTTACAAAGACTGCCGACATCAATCAACGAGTATCAGCGCTAAAAGAGATTGTTAAGCGTCATGTAGCAGGCGGTCGAGATAAATTACAAGAAGAGTTAATACAAGCGCAAATTGATAAGCTAAGAGCGGATACAAAACAAGAAAGCAATCAAGGAACAACCACGATTATCATGTCAAACGTTGACGAAATGCAAGCCTACCTTGATAAGAAGGCAGGTGTTGACAGTGAACGCAACGATTCACAAGAAGTTAACTGATTATCAAGTTATTAATGTCATAGATAAAATTAATCCCGCTTTCTACGATTTATGGCTATCTAAACATAATCACATCATAGCCAAGGGCGGACGTTCTTCTATGAAGTCGTCTGTTATCAGTTTAAAGCTAGTTGAGAAGAAAATGGCTAATCCACAATCTAATATGGTGTGTCTTCGTAAAGTAGCTAATACACTTTATAAGTCAGTCTATCAGCAGATTAAATGGGCTTTATATGAAATGGGTGTTGCGGACCAATTTAACTTCGGTAAATCACCAATGGAAATTATCCACAAAAAATGGGGAACCGGCTTTTATTTTTCTGGTTGTGATGATCCAGCAAAGCTTAAATCTATGAAAATACCGGTCGGTTATGTTAGCGCTCTTTGGTTCGAGGAATTAGCCGAATTTTCCGGTGTGACTGATATTGACGTGGTAGAAGATACGTTTATCCGCGAAGATTTACCGGATAATCAAGAAGTAACGACTTATATGTCTTATAACCCCCCTCGTAACCCATATGAATGGGTTAATGAGTACGTAGATGCAAGACGTGGTGATGATGATTATTTAATACATCACACTACTTATTTGGATGATGAAAAAGGCTTTTTATCTAAGCAAATCATTAAGAAGATTGAGAAATACAAGAAGAACGACTTCGATTATTATAGATGGATGTATTTAGGTGAAGTAATTGGTCTTGGTGATAATGTTTATAACATGAACCTGTTTCAATCGCTTAATGCTATTCCTGCGGATGACAGGCTTATTTTAATTGACTTTGCTATTGATACAGGACATCAAGTTTCAGCTACTACGTGTTTAGCTTTCGGGCTTACAGCAAAGCGAAATGTAATTTTATTAGACACGTACTATTATAGCCCCGCAAACCAAGTGGTTAAGAAAGCGCCTAGCGATTACTCAAAAGAGCTGAGAGAGTTCATGACTAAAGTTGTGAAAATGTACAGCGTTCCAGTTGATACGCAGACAGTTGATAGCGCAGAAGGTGGACTTCGTAATCAGTATTACAAGGATTACGGCATTAGCTTACATCCTGTGGCAAAAAGCAAGAAAGTAGATATGGTTGACTTTGCATGTGATTTGTTAGCGCAAGGTCGTTTTTATTATCTTGATATACAAGAAAATCAAATATTCATCGAAGAGCATCGTAAGTATCAGTGGGATGTTAAAACAGTTAACACAGATAAGCCCGAAGTCATTAAAGAAGACGATCACACATGCGATGCGTTCCAATACTATGTAAAAGATAATCTGAGGAAGCTCGGACTCAAATACTAGGAGGTGAGAGCTTTGTTAAAACAAATAATTTCAGGAGTGAAGGGAGTGATGCGAAGAATGAGACTATTGAAAACGTTGAAAGAAGTTAAAGATCACAAAAAGGTGAATGCTAATGATGAAGATTACAAACATATAGACATGTGGAAACGATTGTATCAAGGACACTATGCTGAGTGGCATAATCTCAATTATGAACACAATGGTAAGCCGATTAACAGGCGACAATTATCTATGAATTTGCCGAAAATTACAGCTAAATATATGTCTAAGCTTCTTTTCAATGAAAAGGTGAAAATCAATATAGATAATGAGCAAGCAGAAGAGTTTGTTTTAAATGTGCTGAAAACAAATGGCTTCACTAAGAACATGGAACGTTATATCGAGTACGGCGAAGCGATGGGTGGTTTTGTTATCAAAGTTTATCATGATGGAAAACAAAACGTTAAAGTTTCGTTTGCGACAGCTGATTGCATGTACCCACTTTCTAATGACAGTGAGAACGTAGACGAATGTGTTATCGCTAATAGTTTCCAGAAAAACAACAAATACTACACACTACTTGAATGGAATGAGTGGGAAAATGATAGGTATAAAATTAGCACTGAACTTTACGAATCAGATAACGCTAATGAGATTGGTACAAAAGTTCCTTTATCTGTTTTATATAAAGATATTGAACAAGAAGTATACTTAGACAACTTTGTACGTCCTCTATTCGTATATATTAAGACAAATATAGCAAATAACAAGAATCTCACAAGCCCTCTTGGAATTTCTGTCTATGCTAACGCATTAGACACATTAAAAACGCTTGATTTGATGTTTGATTCATTCTATCAAGAATTTAAGTTAGGCAAAAAGAAGGTGTTAGTACCTTCTAGTTTCGTAAAGACAGTAATCAATCCAGATGATTCTCTTACTAGTTACTTCGATTCAACCGATGAAGCGTTTTATATATATCAAGGACAACAAGATGATGATAGTAAATCCATAAAAGATATATCTGTTGAGATTCGTTCAACTGAATTCATTGAATCAATTAACGCGATGTTACGCATTTATGCGATGCAGGTTGGGTTAAGCGCTGGCACATTTACATTTGATGAAAACGGCTTAAAAACGGCTACGGAAGTTGTTAGCGAGAAATCAGAAACATATCAGACCAAAAACAGCCATTCGCAACTTATCGAGCAGGGAATAAAAGAAATGATTGTGAGTATTTTAGAGGTTGGTAAATTAATTAATGCATATAGTGGTGAAATAGTTGAGTTAGACACTATTACAGTCGATTTTGACGATTCTATTGCACAGGATGAAGATACAACAATCAATCGTTATACAAATGCAAAGAACCAAGGTATGATACCGTTGAAAATTGCTTTACAACGCGCTTGGAATATTACCGAAGCAGAGGCTAATGAGTGGGCTTCAATGTTAGAGGAAGAAAAACAAGCGGAAGTAGCTAACAATGATATGACTGGGATTTTCGGTGAAGAGGAGTGATTTAAATGGCTTTAACTCCACGACAACTTGACTTGTTTGTACAACCTATCATCGATGTGTACACAAATTTAGAAAATGAATTGTTTACGCTTATTGTTAGTCGATTGAAAACAAAGAAAAACATCAACTCTGATAATGTACTGGTGTGGCAAATAGAGAAGCTAAATCAAGTTCACGCATTAGATCAACAAATGTTAAATAAAATTTCCAAAGCTTCCGGCGTATCAGCTAAGAAGCTTTTTTCTATTGTCAAAGATGCGGGATACAGCGATTTAAAACAAGTAGATAACTATTTCAGCAAATTAGCTGAAGCAGGTGCTGCGTTGCCACTAGTGAGCGATGGACAAACGATAGTCGATAAAGTAATGAGAAGTTATTTTAAGTTAGCACAAAGCAACTATAATCGCGTCAATCAAACGATGTTATCGCAAGCAAGACAAATCTATTCAGACATCATACACGAAACGACACAGAGCGTTCTGGCTGGTTTAAAAACACATAGACAAGCATTAGCTGAAACAGTAACTAAATTCGCTGAAAATGGTGTTCCTGCACTTGTAGACAAGGCAAATAAAAGGTGGACACCTGAAGCTTACGTCCGGACTGTTACAAGGACAACGGTTAACAGTGTTTATAACAGCGTTGAAGATGAGCGAATGAATGAATATGATGTTGATTTAGTGCGTATTTCGCAACATGTAGGCGCTCGACCAACATGTTCAATCATTCAAGGCAAAGTTATCTGTTTGTTATCTGTTGAAGAAACAAAAACGAAATACGGCAATAAATACATGTCTATTTATTCGCCGGAACTCAGATATGGATACGGCGATGGTGTTTTCGGCTGTAATTGCCGTCATCATCGTTTCCCGTTCGTTGAGGGCATTAACGTAGCGCCAGAAGATAGTGAGTTAATAGACGAAGAAGAAAACAAACGCGTTTACATGTTGAGTCAGCAACAACGTTTAATGGAACGAGACATAAGAGCGTCTAAACGCAAATTATCAGCTGCCGAAGAGCTCGGCGATGAACTGGCAGTTAAAAAAGCGAAACAGGCTGTTAGAACGAAACAAAGCAAGCTAAGAGCATTTGTAAACACACATAAATTAACAAGGCAATACAGCAGAGAACAAGTATATGCCTAATATTCGACCTGTTCGGAAGTCGTAAAAAGACGGCTCTCGCGGTCGTTGCCGCGTAAAAATATCGAAGGAGGAACGAAAATGCAAAGAGAATATCTAAAAGGTTTGGGCTTGGAGGATGAAGTCATTAATAAAGTGATGGCTGAAAATGGTAGAGATGTTACAGCTGCTAAGCAACAATTATCTGAGGTGGAAGCAGAGAGAGACGGCTTAAAAAGTCAGCTGACACAACGGGACAAGGATATTGACGATTTGAAAAAGAATTCTGGTACTGGCGAAGAATTGAAAAAACAAATCGAGGACTTACAGCAAAAAAACAAAGATTTAGAGTCTGATTACCAGTCTGAAATTGCCGAAACAAAGAAAAATTCAGCTATTGAGCTAGCGCTTGCTGGTGCAAAAGCGAGAAATCCAAAGGCGGTAAAAGCGCTTTTAGATAACGACAAACTAGAACTAACAGACGAAGGTCTGAAAGGCCTTGATGAACAGCTGGGAGCATTGCAGGAAAGCGATGCTTATTTATTTGCTCAAGAAAGTGAAAAGGTTCCAAAATTCGGATTTAGTGGTAATCCGAAGGCGCCAGCTGGTTACGACGGTTCATTAAAAGAAAATTTAAAATCAGATTCATTTAATTTAACAAAATTTTTAACGGAAAAAGGAGAGAGTGAATAATGGCAAATGAAATCACAAAATTATTAGATGTAGTAACACCAGAGGTTTTTAATACCTATATGGATAACTTTACATCAGAAAAATCGGCAATCATTCAATCGGGAATTGCAGTTGCTGATCCAAGCGTTGCGCAAAATATCACAGCGGGAGGATTACTAGTTAATATGCCGTTTTGGAACGATTTAGACGGCGAAGACGAAACTTTAGGTGATGGTGAAAAAGGATTGGAAACAGGAAAAATTACAGCTAGCGCAGATATTGCGGCAGTAATGTATCGTGGTCGTGGCTGGTCAGTCAATGAACTTGCGGCTGTCATTTCGGGAGACGACCCCTTAAATGCTTTAATGGGAAAAATCGCTTCTTGGTGGATGCGTCGTGAGCAAACTGTACTAATTTCCGTGTTAAATGGACTGTTTGCTAAAAACGGTGCATTGGCAAGCTCTCACTTGCTCTCACAACCAACATCTGCAATTTCCGGGAATTTGGTATTAGATGCAAAACAACTTCTTGGAGATTCTGCGGATCGTTTAAGCTTGATGGTTATGCATTCAGCTGTTTATACAGCCTTGCAAAAACAAAACTTAATTGCATTTATCCCAAATGCTCGTGGGGAAGTTAATGTCCCAACTTATTTAGGATACCGTGTAGTTGTAGACGATGGAGTGCCTTCCACAGGAACGGGCGCAGCAAAAGTATATACTTCGTATTTATTTGCAACTGGTTCTATCGGAAGAAACACAGGTAACCCGGCTAAGTTAACAACTTTCGAAACAGCTCGTGATGCAGCTAAAGGTAATGACCAAGTATTTACTCGACGTGCTTTCACAATGCATCCATATGGAGTTAAATTTAAAAATGCAGTTCGTGATGCTAACGAAATCACTCCAACAAATGCAGACCTAGCAAAAGCTGGAAACTGGGAAAAAGTTTACGAAGATAAACAAATCGGTATCGTTGGTATTCAACATTTAGTTGAAGAATTACCAACTAGTGGAGAATAACAAAGGGGGCGAATATTATGCCTTACACCACACTAGAATTTTATATTAACGAGTATGCTGGGGAGCGTTTAGAGCAAGAGGAATTCAGTAGTTTGTTAAAACATGCTGAAAGAAAAATCGACTCATTAACGTTCTATCGCATTCGAAAAAACGGGATTGAATCGTTTAGCGAATTTATTCAACAGCAAATACAGTTAGCTATCTGCAATCAAATCGAGTATTTTAAAGAGGCGGGCGGAACAAGTGAGCTAGCTGTATCTAAGCCGGATAATGTGAGCATCGGAAGAACTTCTATTAGTGATAGTAACTTTGCATCAACCGCCACATCACTTAATAACGGGCTGATTGGAAGCGATGTGAGGTCTTATTTAGCACCAACTGGCTTATTATACAGCGGGGTAGGTGTTCGCTAATGAAAGTAGTAAAGCCGCCGACAAATGTCCCTCAATTGCCTCTTGACTGGCTAATTCATAACATTAGCTATGAAGCGTACAAAGAAGAAGATAGACATAATCAAGTCGTTTATGAAAAAGGCATTGAGATTGAACATGTTCGTGTTGATTTCTCAAAATCAAATCAAATCGCGGGATTGTCTGATAGTGATAGATATGATGCGGTTATTTTTATTGATGCGGTGAACAGCATGAACATGCCAAACGATTTTATAAGTAGATCTAAAATATATTTCTCTGGAAAAGCTTATAAGATTGTTAAAGTTATACCTTGCTATGCGACTTCTAATAGCGTGCATCATTGGGAAATCGAGGTGGTTTGATGCCGATTAAAGTACGTGTGGACCTCTCAAAAGCAAAAGGGAGCGTAAAAAAGGCGAAAGAAAGAGGTCAGTTTGCTTTAATTAATCAAGCGGCCGCTGATATTGCGCTTTATGTGCCGTTTTTAAGCGGTGACTTGTCAAATCAATACGTTATCATGAATGACAAAGAAATTATGTGGACATCTATTTATGCACGACGGCTGTATAAAGGTATAAACTTCAATTTCACACTAACACACCATCCGTTGGCTGGTCCTGAATGGGACCAACGGGCAAAAATAGATAAAATGGACGTCTGGGAAAAAGTAGCGCAAAAAGCGGTCGAGGAGGGATTATAATGTCATTAGATTTTTTAGACAGTGTCATGGATGCTATCGAAAACAACGTCGATTTAAAAGATATGAAATTAAGAACAGCGATATTAAAACCTGAATCAATTGCTTTGCTACTGACTCCAAATAACGACAAACAAGGTTATCAAGACGGCTCTTATGAGCGGTCTTTTTCTTTTAACCTAAATGCTTCTAGCAAGCAAGAAATGAAAGTGATTGATGTGTTGAATGCCATTTCTGCTTATTTTGATAATGCGGAAATTGATAGTATTCAAAGCCAAAATGGAAGCTTTGTTTTGGAGGATAAAGAAACAACTAGCGTTACGAATATTGTTTCCGTTAGCGATGATGGGACTTTTATTTATAGTGCTGGTTTCAAAATCAAATTATATATTGAAAGTGAGGAAAAATAAAAATGAGAATTAAAAACGCAAAAACGAAATATTCTGTTGCTGAAATTGTTGCTGGTGCAGGTGAACCGGATTGGAAACGATTATCAAAATGGATTACAAACGTGTCTGACGATGGTTCAGACAACACCGAAGAGCAAGGCGATTACGATGGAGATGGAAACGAAAAAACGGTTGTTTTAGGTTATTCGGAAGCTTATACATTCGAAGGAACACACGATCGCGAAGACGAAGCGCAAAACTTAATTGTCGCTAAACGTAGAACGCCAGAAAACCGCGGCATTATGTTTAAAATCGAAATTCCGGATACTGAAACAGCTATCGGAAAAGCGACTGTATCAGAAATCAAAGGTTCCGCTGGTGGCGGTGATGCTACAGAGTTCCCAGCATTTGGTTGTCGCATTGCTTACGACGAAACACCAACAATTACTAAACCCTGATGAGAGCCCGTCCAGCGTTGTAGTGGACAGCGAAACAATCACAATTAAGGTAGGGGAAACAGTTGCTTTAACAGCTTCTGTTTTACCTACTAACGCAAGCCAAGAAGTAACTTTCACTTCTTCTAATCCGCCTAAAGCAAAAGTTAACGCAAGTGGCGTGATTGAGGGAATGGCAGAAGGAACAGCAACTATTACAGTTGCATCAAAAGAAAAAACATCAATTAAGAAAACTGTTGAAGTAACAGTAGAAGCAGCAGAATAATAAACAAAGCCCTTACTTTTGCAGTAGGGGCTTATAAATTGGAGGAAAACATAAATGGCACAAAATAATGTAATTAATATTCAATTAGAAGAGTCGTATCAAGAATTTCAACTTGGGACGGAGCTGTTTAAAGTCGGGTTAGGCGATGAAATGCGCCGTAAATGGATTGAAGCGGATGAGAAGTACAAGAAGAAACTGGAAAAGTTAAATAAATACAACATTGATAATACAGACGAAATGAGTTCAGAAGATTATTTTGCTTTAGAAGAAGATGTAAAAGAGGCTTTAACTGAAGCATATGCAGTTTTATTAGATGATGAAGAAGCATTCGCTAAATGTTACAAGCAGTGCAAAGATATTTTAAAAATGTATCAAGTTTATGATCAAGTTGCAGAAAGTATCGTTGGTTCAGTAGAAAAACAACAAAATGAAATTCAAAAGAAATATCAAGCTAAAATGACTAAAAAAGCGAAGTGATATAAATGCTTTCTCTCGCTGATGGAATAGATGATATTTACGTTTATAAAAATGAAAAATATCAACTTGATTTATCTTTTGATAATGTACTTCGAGTAATTGAGTTAACAGAGAATAATCAGCTGACAAATGACTTTAGAGTTAACCTTGCAGTTGATGTTTTATTCGAAAATGTAATGCCGTGGAACCCTTATGATGAAGACAACCCATTTTCGAATATAGAAGAAAAATCAATCGTGTTACTTGATATCTTTGAAAATTATATAGTTAAAGATAATGACGAAGGTATTCAGTGCGATATAGACGGTAATCCAATGCCGAGCGCAACCAATGAAGATGGCGAAGAACCTGCTTATTATTCACTAACACAAGATAGTGACTATATTTTTGCTTCATTTTTACAAGATTACAATATCGATTTAATAGAAGTACGGGGAAAGCTCCACTGGTACAAGTTTAGAGCTTTATTTGAGAGCTTGCGAGACGACACAGCTATTAAATCTATCATGAGCATTCGACAGGCTGAATTGCCAAGTGGAAAGGGAACGGAAAAAGAACGTGATGCACTAATCAAGTTGAAAAATCATTACAAATTAAAAGATTAGAGGTGAGAACATGAGTGATGGATCAGTAGTAATTGAGATTAGTTTAGACGATACAAAAGCAGACAAACAGCTTGATACGTTCGAAAAAGATTTGGCAAAAGCGGGGACTAACGCGGGGGCGGCATTAGATAAAGCATACAGAGAAGCGGTATCTGATATTGCAAGTCAATCAAAACGATTAAAAGACACGTTTGTAAATGCGTTTAAATCGATGGGAAATGCTGGATCAAATGCTTTAAAAGCTAGTTTAAGCTTTATGCGTGAATTGCCTGCAAATGTTGGTTCTGCATTATCCAAACTCGCCTCAACTGTCAAAACCGGATTCGTAAACGCTGCTAAAGCATCTATTACAGCTGTTAAAAATCTAGGAACGAGCATAAAAAACACAGCGGTTAATATCAAAAACGGCTTCTTTTCAATTGCTAAGACAGTGCAAAGCAGTATTGTGTCAGCTGTCAAAACATCAATTAATGTCATTAAATCCATCCCCGGCGCAATTAAAAGTGCTGGAAGTAGTATTAAATCAGCATTAGTAAGTAGTTTGCATGCAGCTAAAACGGCTGCTATTTCTTTTGCCCAAACAACTGTAAAAGTTATTAAAAGTATTCCAGGAGCAGCTAAAACAGCGGCTACAGCAGTGAAAAACAGTTTCGTAGTAGCTTACAAAGCGGTGGTAGTTGCTGCTTATATGAGCGTAAAAGGAACTATTAGCGCTGTGAAAGCTATTCCTAGCGCTACAAAATCAGCAGCGTTAGCAGTAAGTAGCGCAATGAAAACAGCGTTTAGCGCAGTAGTGAGTGCGGCGAAAACAACAGGAACTACCGTAAAAACAGCATTAACAAATGGTTTTAGTGCAATTAAATCTGGAGCGAAAACAGCTGGTCAAGTTGGAATATCAGCGTTAAAAGGTCTGGGAAATGCCGCTAAAAGTACGGGTTCACTAATTAAAAACGGTTTAGTGAGCGGATTTAACGCAGCTAAGTCAGCAGCGAAAGGCGCCGGCGCCGGAATGCGTGAAGCGCTTAAAAATTCAGTCGAAAAACCAGCGGAACAAGCTCGTTTTAGTATTCTCAGATTAGCGGCAGCATTCGGATTAATTGCAGCAACAAAAAACGTGGTAGGTAGCGCAATCGGTCGTGTTGATACGATTGATACAGCGACTAAATCACTAACAGTCCTTACTGGTTCGGCAAAAGATGCGCAGTTAGTTATGACAGACCTAACAGCAGCTATTGACGGCACGCCAATTGCGCTCGATGCTGTCGCATTAGGCGCTAAGAAAATGGTAGCCGCTGGTATGCAAGCCGCAAATGTAAAACCTGTATTCACTGCTATTGCTGATGCGGCGTACGGCGTTGGTAACGGATCGGAATCAATAGACCAGATGACAGATGCTATTTCAGCTTTACAAGCATCTGGCGTCGCTTATTCGGATGATATTAACAGATTAGTAGATGCTGGCGTTCCTGCTTGGCAAATTCTAGCAAACTCGACAGGTAAAAGCGTTGGAGAAATGAAAAAATATGTATCTGAGGGGTCGCTGGAATCAACTAAAGCTATTGCAATGCTAACGAAAGGTATCGAAGAAGGTACTACAGGAATGGCTGGTAATACTGCAAAAATGGCAGGACTTGCAAAAACAGCAGGTAATACTATTAGCGGGTCATTTGCAAACATGAAAACAGCAGCAGTTAAAAGCTTGGCCAACATTGCAGAAAATTTAAAAGGCCCGATTATTCAAGCGCTAGATGTTGCTAAAAACGCATTTAAACAGTTTGCGTCAGTAACAGCTAGTCCAGAATTTCAGAAAAAGCTTTCTGATATGATTCAGAAAATAAAAGAATTAATACCTGTACTAATCGAATTAGCTCCAATTTTAGCGAAAGTGGCTGCTGGATTTATCGCATTTAACATCATTAGTAGTGTTTATTCTAAAATAGCTGGTTTGGTAGGAGCTATCAAAGGTTTAGCTTCTAGCGGTTCGTTGCTTGGAGGTATTATAAATACAGTTAGAGGCTCATTCTTGGCTTTGAAAGTCGCTCTAGGTTCAGCTACGGCGGCTTTTGGTGTTATCGCCGCCGTTATTGGCGCTGTAATTGCAGTTTTATATGGCATGTATGCAGCTTTTAAAGAAAATACAGCAAATATTAAAGGCTTTCTATCTGGAATGTTCGATGCAGTTAAAAACTCTTTCGGCAAGATAGTAGATGTTTTTAAACAAATTGTATCTGCTTTGAAGCCTGTAGGGAGCGGTTTTAAAGATATCTTAAAATATGTTGGTGTTGGCGTTTGGGTCGCTTTTGGTATTGTGCTAGCGACTGTCGTTGATATTATTCAAGTGCTTCAAGCGAATGTGGAAAAATTGCGCAAAAAAGGCGTTAGCAAGGACATTATAAGCGATATCTTGGAATCGGGAGTAGAGAATGGTTCATCTTATGCGCAAGCTCTTGCTAAATCTGATGCTAAGACAATCAAAGCGATTAATAGCACGCAGAATCAAATCAATTCAGCATCTAAGTCAATGGGAAACACAGCGGCTAATGCAATGTATTCTGCTGGTATTAACGCAGCAAAAGGTTTAATAAACGGACTAAACAGTCAGAAAAAACAACTTGAAAAAACAGCTAAGAGCATCGCTAACACAATCACTAATTCAGTGAAAAAAGCGCTTAGAATTCATTCGCCTTCTCGCGTTGCGGTTGAGTTAGGTAAGTTCTTCACAGGCGGATTAGGAAATGGGGTACTTGCAGGAGCAAAAGGAGCTGTTAAATCAACTAACAAAATGGTTGATAGTGTAGTAAATGCCGCTTCTAATCTCACAGCACCAAAAATTACTCTGCCACACGTTTCGGCAGAAAAAGCGTTGGGGCTAAAAAGTAGCGATCTAAACAGGACTATTACAGTCAAAGCTATTGTAGAGAATGAATCTAAAAATAATAGTAATTCTGACTTAATCAATGCAATTGAAAAATCTGGCGGTAGGCCTATTATTTTAAATGTTGATGGAAAAGTTATTGCTGATAACACTAATAATCACCTAGGCAATTCGACTTCATTAGCATTCTACGGAAAGGGGCTATAACATGGCTACATCACTGGCATTAGTAATTGAAGGTAAAACATATATGCTTAATGAATTATTTGATTTAGAGGTAGGAGAAGTGAGTAGGGAACCGCCGCAAATAGTTAATAATTACACTGAATTCGCTGGCTCTGATGGTGCTAGAACAACAGATAGTAACTTTAGTATGTTTCCTATCTCTATTTTGTGCCATTTTCGGACTAAAACAGCGGATTTATATCATATTAAATTAGATGAGTTGATGGAATTGATTTATCAAAGAAGCGAATACTTTTTGGTCCATTCAAAAACGCCCGGCAAAAAATATAGAGTACATCCGAGTGGCGTTGGTATTGACCGTAAAGCGCCGGGATACGCAGATTTAACGCTTGAATTCGATGTGTTTCGTGGTTATTCAGAGTCGATAGGTTCAACGCTAAGCGACACAATTCTAGACTGTGAAAAATGGCAGTTTGGACAAGGCCTAGCAATGGAGGATTATAGATATACTCACACTAAAAGTCGTTTCATTATCTACAACGGCGGAAGCTTCGATATAGATCCGCGCGAACATTTTCTATCAATTACTGTGCGTGGGCAAAATGAAGGAGAATTAACAATCAATAATATCACGACAGGCGATAGATTTATCTATTATCCTGCTTTAACGTCAACAGATACATTAATTATTGACTGCGCTACACCTCGAATAAACGGAAATCAGTGCGGAAGGTTAACCAATCACGGGCTTATAAAATTAAAAAAAGGAGAAAATCTTATCGAAATTAGTAATACCAGTCATTTAGACACGAAATGGGATTTCTCCTTTCTGTATAAGTAGGTGAATGTATGAATAGCGATATTATAGTTGCTGATTTTCGGAAGAATAACGAGGAAATATTAACAGATTTCGATAAAGATAGTTTTTGCGAAAGCTGGACAGAAAATGAGATGTGGAGCATTGAGTTTAAGGTAGCGCAAACTCCCAAAAACGCTCACTGCTACTCTTTTTTAGATTATGAAAGCTCTGTTTATTTTAGAGGTCAAGAGTTTGTTGTAAAACAATTAAGTCATGACGCCGTTGGAAAAACGCTATCGAAAGATATTGGAGCGCCTCACATTTATTATACATGTCAGGATGGACGGCAAGACGACGCTATAACAGGTTCTTTTACTTTAGAACAATGCTTAACTCATATCTTTAAAACTGATAACAGAGGCTTCTCGTGGGAGATACTTGACCCTTCCAATCTGCTCGAAAAAGTTCAACAAGAAAACTTTGGAAATAACAACTACTTAGCACTTATTGATCAATTACTCGATGATTATGGAGTGGTCGTTATTCCAGACAACAAACATTTGATTTTTAAACCGCGCGAAATTTACGGAGCTAAAACAGAAAATTTTATTCGTTATAGATACAATACAGATGAAGTTAGTTTTGATATTGATACCTTGTCCTTAAAAACAAAAATAAAAGGATACGGAAAAGTAGATAGTAACGGGAACAACTATTTTCCCCCGATTACTTATACTAGCACGGAAGTAGAAAAATGGGGTGTTCGTTGGCAAGAGCCTATTTCTGATGAACGCTACACGGTCGCCGGCAATATGCAAAGGCGCCTAAAATTAGAACTGCAAGACTATCCTGCAACCACTGGTAACGTTTCATTAAAAAAAGATTATGACTGCGAAAAAGGCGACTATGTTTTGTTTATATATGAGCCTCTTAACATCGATTATGATGTGCAAATAGTTGCTTACAAAAAATATCCTTTTTCATTGAAAGTAACAGAAATAACGCTATCAAATAATAAAAAATCTATTGTGTCAATCATGGCTCAATTAGCTAAAGCAATGAAAGGAGTGAAATAGATGTTAAATCTTGAAAAATGGGGAAATACACTTTTTGATTCTAATAAGTATCAGCAGTTTAATGCTAATATGGAAAAATTAGAAAAAGATTCATTAGCAAAAGATGTAGATATAAATGCAACCAATAACAGAATTGATAACGTTGTTTTAGAAGCTGGTGGAAATAATATTACTGAAGTAGTAGATGCTAGAATTAGCAAAAACGGTCAAGTCTACAACACTCTAAACGCGCGGCTAAATGGTGACTATTCAGCGATTGCAAGTGATTTAGCTGAATCAAATGCGCTGCTTCAAACAGTAAACGAAGAAAATAAAGTATTAAAAAGTAAACTAGATGAATTGTACGGTAATTCTGCATCAAATATTGAGTACTATGTTAGTTCAACAAACGGAAATGATGTAACAGGAACAGGAGCTATTGATGCACCATTTAAGACGATTCAAAAAGCTGTAAATATGGTTCCGAAAGTAAAAGTAGGAGGCTTTATTTATATCTTTTGTGAGCCGGGGCAATATAACGAAGATGTAGTAGTACAGTCGTTCAGCGGCGCAGAATGCTTTTATATCCAGCCTACCAATTTAGCAACAATCGACCCGACAACTGGACAAACAGGTTTTTTTGTTAAAAGTATCCTGTTTTCTGGCATCATGTTTCAGTGCGTGGTACAAGGACTTAATTCTATGAGTACGGCAGTGAATAATAATTCTACGGTAATTCAGTTTGCAAGGTGCTGGTACGGCACAGTTACTAAATGCCGATTTGACACTAATTTGAAAGCAACTAATATTACAACTGTGCAATACAATCAATCCCGAGGTAACTGTTATAGCAACTATTTTAAAAATCAAAACATTATTATGTCGTCCGAGTACATGGGACATGCTTTATTTGCATCAACAAATACATGCGAAGCAACTTCGAATGTCGGCTTAAAAGCTGCTAGCGGAGGCATTTTGGTTAAGTCTGGTACGCCAGTTTTAAACGCTACTACCGCAGAATTGAAACAAGCGGGAGGTCAGATATTCTAATGACAAATCAAATCTTTAAATCAGCTATTCTTAATTTTTCTGTTAGTGCACAGAACGCTAAAGCTAATGTTCCTCAGATAAGGTTTAGTACGCAAGACTCTGGAGGGACTGCGCGATTAAAGTTTACTGCAAAAAAAGATGATAACAATTTACCACTTTCAAGCGCGGCAGAGGTAACGCTTGCTATGGTATTGTCTGTTGGCAAAAAATACGAAAGTAGCTACATTGTTAATCCAGAAATAATTAACAGAACAGAAGGTGTTTTTGAATACTCATTGACTGATGAGCAAATAAGTCACGACGGACAAGCTAATGCAGAATTGTACGTTAAATATCCAAATCAAACAATGCAAATCAATCGTTTTAGTTTTGTTATTGAAAAAGCGATGATTGATGATAATTTTTTGCCCGTTGCTACCTATTATGTTGAAAAATGGGATGATTACGAGAAAATATTTAACGAAAAAGTGGAAATTCTTCAAAATGAAATTGATGATTTGCAAGGACAAGCTACTGAATTAAAAAACACATTCGATAGTCTTAATCCAGACCAATTTCCCCAAAAAGCAGATTTTGAAAATCATATAAACAACACAAACATTCATGTGACGATGACTGATAAAACAAATTGGAATACAAAAGAAAATACCGCGGGATCACAAGCAAAAGCGGATAGTGCATTAAACTCTGCTAAAGCATATACAGATAGCAAGATGGATAGTTACGGAGCTTGGATAAATGTACCCCTCGCCTCTGGTTACTCAACTGGCGACAGTAATACACCTCAATATCGACTTGTAGCAAAACAAACTTCTACTGGTTTGAAAACTTTTGCTGAATTCCGCGGATCAGTTGCTGGTACATTTATTAGTACAGCAAATAGTACTCTGGCAACAATGCCCACCGGCACAAGACCAATTGTCACTTATTACGGTGCTGCCACTTCAAACAACGGGAACGGTGGTCGTATTGCTATTCCCGTTGACGGAAAGCTATTACAAGTGTCATCTACAGATAATGCTAATCCTTCGTACGTAAGCCTTTCAATGATATTATACGAAGTTGGCAATTAGGAGGAGCAAACATGAACTATAAACAGTTTTACGCATATGATGAAAATGGCAATTATCTCGAAACAATACTTGTGTTTGAAGATGAAAAAGGTTTAATCAATCAACCGAAAAATTCTACAAATATTGAACCTTCCATAATCGAAAACGGCATAGCAAGAGCAATGTATTATCCGCGTTGGAATGGGGAAGATTGGGACGAAGACAAGAAAAGATGGGAATTAGAAAATCCAATCATACCCGCAGAAAAAACGGAAATAGAAAAATTAAGAGAGGAATTACTACTCACCCAAGAAGCGTTAGCGGCATTGTTCGAAAGTAATTTAGGGTGATGACATGGCTTATATGATACCAATTTATGTGAATTTAGTGATGAATAATCGAAAAACTATTGAAGAAGTTCCTGCGAATTTGCGAGGGCAGGTAAAAGCAAAAGTGGATGAGTTAAAACAAGAACAACAACGAATACAGTCAGAAGAAATAGAAGCCGAATAGGCTTATTTTTTATGGAGTGACAATGAGGAGATGATGAAAATTGGTACTTGGGAGTATATCAATAGCAGGGATGAGCGTAGGCGAGTTAATAGCGTTAATCAGCCTAATAGCCGCTATTGTGGGTTTTGTAATTAGGTGGGCGCTAGTCGCACCTTTGAGAAACATGATTGATTCGCTTGACATTACATTAAATAGTCTGAGAGAAGAAATGTCAGAAAGCAAAAAAGACCGCATCAGCTTAAGAGAGAAGCAAAACGATCATGATAAAGAAATCGCTTTATTGAAGCGGGAGGATAAAGCAATTTGGAAGTATATAGCGAAAAATGAGAAGGAGGAAAAATAATGAAAATTAACTGGAAAGTGAGAATGAAATCGAAAGTGTTCTGGGTGTCAGTTATCCCGCTAATTCTGGTACTAGTACAGCAAGTACTTGGGTGGTTCGGCGTAACAATTCCTGCCGACACAATCAACAAAGAAGCGCTAGATATGATTAACAGTGTATTCCTGTTATTAGGTGTGTTAGGTGTAGTAAATGACCCAACGACTCCTACCGCGAGCGATAGCGATTTAGTATTGAATAAAAATAAAAACGTAGAGGATGAAGTATAATGACAAGTTATTATTATAGTAGAAGTTTAGCAAATGTAAATAAATTAGCGGATAACACAAAAGCGGCGGCGAGAAAGTTGCTAGATTGGTCTGAAAGCAACGGCATTGAAGTATTAATCTACGAAACGATTAGGACAAAAGAGCAACAATCCGCTAATGTCGCGAGCGGAGCGTCTCAAACAATGCGTTCTTATCATTTAGTAGGACAAGCGCTAGATTTCGTCATGGCGAAAGGTAAAACTGTTAATTGGGGTGGTTATCGCTCAGCAAATGCGAAAAAATTTATTGCAAAAGCGAAGTCCCTTGGATTTGAATGGGGTGGTGATTGGTCTGGATTTGTAGACAATCCGCACCTTCAATTTAATTATAAAGGTTATGGAACTGATACTTTTGGAAAAGGAGCTAGTACTAGTAATTCTTCTAAACCAAGCGCAAACACAAACACGAACAGTCTGGGATTAGTTGATTACATGAATATGAATAAACTAGATTCTAGCTTTGCGAATCGTAAAAAACTAGCGACAAGTTACGGAATTAAAAATTACAGCGGAACAGCTTCACAAAACACGACTTTATTAGCTAAATTGAAAGCTGGGAAACCTCATACGCCTGCTAGTAATAACACTTACTACACAGAAAATCCTAAAAAAATCAAAACGTTGGTACAGTGCGACTTATACAATTCCGTAGACTTTACAGCAAGTCATAAAACAGGCGGGACATATCCTCCGGGGACTATTTTCACTATCGCCGGAATGGCGAAAACAAAGGGTGGAACACCTCGCTTAAAAACAAAAAGCGGTTATTTTCTAACTGCAAACAAGAAGTTTGTTAAGAAAATCTAGTTTGATGCCCTCGCTTTTGCGGGGGTGTTTTTGTAATGTGTTTATTGTACTCAATCATTCGCTATGATATTATTATAGTAAAAAAGCGGAGAAGGTACTTAAATGAATAGCACATATGATATGTTAGTAAAGAAAAGTATTGAAGCATTTTTGTTAGGCTTGGAAATATATAACAAACCTACAATAAGATATAGGGTAGAAGGTTTTAGTTTTTTTATTTGCAACTCATGGGAGCTTATGTTAAAAGCTAAATTAATAAACGATAAAGGTGAAAATAGTATATACTTCAAGGATAACCCGTCTAGAACTGTTTCTTTAGAATATAGCATTAAGGAGATATTTACAAATAAACATGATCCATTACGTTTGAATCTAGAAAAAATAGTCGAGTTAAGGAACGTGAGTACTCATTTTATTACTGAAGATTATGAAGTAATATATGCACCTTTATTTCAATCATGTGTTTTTAATTACATAGAGAAAATGAGTATGTTTCATAATATTGATGTAACAGAGTATATTACTCAAAGTTTTTTATCTCTAGTAATAAAAGAAGATGACTTAGACCCAGCTATTATAAGGTCTAAATATTCAAAAGAAACAGCTGATAAAATCTTAACAACGAAAAAAGCGATAGAGAAAATAGAGCTAGAGAATAATCCAGCTTTTTCCATAGACATTCAACATAATTTTTATATAACCAAGAAAATTAACGATGCAGATAGCACAGTGAGAATAGCAAAAGAGGGAGAAATTCCTGTTAAAATAATAAAGGAACAAAAAGACCCTAATAAAACACATCCTTATACACAAAAAAATTGTGTAAAAGAGATAAATAAAATATTGAGCAGAGAAAAAATTGACTTTGAACATTTTTCAGTATTTACTAAGGAAATTAGAAGTAACTTTAATACTGCTGATTTTCAGCTTTTTTTGAAGTTCTATTCTTTAAAGGCGCAAGAGAGATATTCTTATCGTCATGTTATAGGGGAGCACTCACAGTATACATATTCGAGAGCAATCATAGATTTTATCTTAACAGAGATAAAAAAGAATCCTCAAAAAACTATTGAACATTTAAAAAAGAAGACAAAAAAATAAAGATAACCTCTGGAGCAAAGGAATTCTCGATAATAAATTATCTTACTCCCATTCGGGAACCCAGCTTTATCCATCACAAGTTATCTTTTACACTTCAATTATAACAAACATGAATTGAAGTGTAAACTGAAAGAACTATATAATTTTAACACACCCTAACCTCACCGTTAGGGCTTTTTTTATGCAAAAAGCGCCAAGCATGTGCTTAGCGCTTATCCTTTTCGATAACAGGTTTAAAATACTTTTCTTCTGCTTCAAGTCGAGCTTTTATAGCATCTTCTTTTTTAGTGAATCTTCCTAAAAAATGATGGTTCCTTTTAAACGTGATAGAAGCTTCCCATTTTTTTCGACCTTCATTCCAGCGAACTCCTTTGATTCCGCTTTTGTTTCTAGTTGAAATTTTCCGTGTTAAAGCTGATTTCAATGTACCGTCGACACTATCAACTTCGAGTTTTCGCGCAAGTGCTTTTTTCTTAACTTCATCCGAGTGTAGATTATTTTTTGCATATTTATTCCCATTTTCTTTCGCTAAGCACCCGCATGATTTCACATAACCTCTTTTGAGTTGCTGAGCTAATACTTCTTTTTCATTACCGCACTCGCATACGCACTTCCAAACCGCATTTCCATTTTCAGAACGAACAAACTCTTTCGCAGTCAATCTCCCAAAAACTTGTCCAGCTAAGTCGGTAATATGATTATTCATTGTATTGCCTCAACAATCATATAATCAGTTGAATCATCTAAATAAGCAGTAAAATGTTCTGTAGCGTTCACAGACTCAGCGAGTTTAGTTATATCGTCATCGTTCATATCCAGTTTAATCTTTTCGCCGTCAAGTAATTCCGTGCTGATTTCATCCGTGTTATAGCCATATTTTTCGAATACTGTTGTTAACTCTTTTAAAATCTCATCATTATTTATTTCTTCTTCAATTTCGTAAAATTCGTCTAGCATTTCGCCCGCTGTAAAGCCGAAAACTTCCGCTGTCAGTCGTACATTTTTTGCAGACATTTGATCCACTGTTTTTTTGTCTGCCATCCTTATTGTTTGATGCGCTAAACCTGTCGCGTTTCCTAATTGATAAATTGTCCAGTTTTTAGTTTCTAAGTATCGCTTGATAAATCCAGCCATTTTTATCTTTCCTCCTCTATGTATCTAAAAATCACAGTGTAATATCCCATTTCTTCGTTGTCGCTAGCGTCTTCACCGTACACAACTTCCAACTTAGTTCCCGCGGGTAACAATACTTCTTTTTCATCTTCGCAATCTTCAGCACCTAGTGCAATTACTTCATTTTCATTGTCATAATCAACAACGTGGCAAGGTACTTCATTTTCAATTTCAAAATTATATTCAACAGGACAATCATTACATACTGTAAAAGCACCACCGTCTGTCCAACTTTCGTGCTTTTCTAATGTAATAATTTGCCCTTCTTCAAATCCTAATTCCCAGTTTGTTTGAATCGAGCGTCCAAGTCCTGCGATTTTTGCATTTATATCTTTCGCAATTTCGTTTCTGTCTATTGTTTGCAT